AAAAGCATAGCGACCAGACGCCCAAGACGGAGCATTAGCCGCTGTAACAAAGTTGGTAAGGACAGTGAACCTTGAGCCAGGGGCGAGGTTGTTGAAGTCAAAGGCGGTGTCATAAAGGAGGTCGCGAAAGTTAGCGTTGTCTCGGATAACAAATGACTTCACCTCCCCAACCCGATTCCCGCTCAGGTTGTAAAACAAGAAGTTTGCCGTGGTTGCCGCTAATGTATTTGAAAGATCGGTAACTTCGTACTCTAGCTTGTTCGCAAGCGACCCAGAGGTATAGCCTGTATATCCAATGGCATAACAATTTAATGGGCCAGATACGCGGCGCACCACGATCTTAGTGCCTTCCGTTTTCGTGTTCGCGGTTTCGATACTAGTTTCAAGTATGGCTCGAGTAAATGCCGTGGTCGTCAAAATTCCAGTAGGCTCAACGGATAATCCATCAACCACTGTTTCTGAGTACGCCGACGTTGAGAATTGCACAAGCAATACATACCGATTCATCGGCGCTTCTGTTTTCATCGAACCGCCTACGACTTTTCCGTATTGCGGCAAATCAGATAAACGCTGCTGGAATGCAACTGGCGTAAAGCTCGCGCCTAACGGACTGACAGCTCCGTTTCTCTTGTACTCAAATGTAGGCTCAATTAACAATCCGTTACCCGACTGAAAGTCCACGTCCAATCCGTTTGAAATTGACACTACAAACTGACGCTTAAAGTAAGGGGCAATGATTGTTACATCAGAGCATTGCAGTTTAATGCTGCGTCCTTGGCAATCCGTAAACGTGCCGCCTTGGATGGTAGCCTTGCCAAGTGTCTTTACGGCAGGAGACGCTGCGTTATTTACACCAAAAATTTTAATGCCGTCTGCATCAACTGAGGTCGCGACATCAGGCACAAACACATTTTTAATTGCTGGGTTTACGATAAGGCACTCGCCTGCAAGAGACGTGACCGAGATACCAAAGCACGCGCCGCCAGAAGTGTTCGCACGAAACACGTTTTCGACACGCGGGGAGTTCATATAGATCTGGTCAAATCGACCGTTAACCAATATGCCGCCGTTTTCGTAAGTAGCAGTCGGATCATTTGCGCGGCAATCGTTAACTGTAATTACCGAGGAAAAATTAACCGCACCGGCAATAGTCGCAGAATCAGTAAAGATACTAATACCACTTGCCGCTTTGTTAGCGCAGTTGATTGTTAATTCGCCACCTGTAATGGATACGTTAGTAAACTCATTACTACCAAAAAACAATACTTCTCTAAATGGAATAGATGATCCAGATACTTGAAGTTTGACTGCGCCATTACAGAATATATGAAGTTCTCCGCTTGGAGCCGTGGTGCTAAGACCAATGTAACCGGAAATTAAATACGTACCCTGCAGAATAACTGATAGTTTTCGTGGGATTGCATACGCAAATGCGGCCCGTAACGCAAGAGTATCGTCAGTAGTCCCGTCATTTACCGCGCCATAATCTTTTGGATTAACAAACAATGAAGTTACAATTGATTGCGCTACATCTATAACAGACTGAGCGGTAACACGCAGATCAATCCTAGTGCCAGCAGAAGCTGACTGTGCAACTGTTCCTTCTTGCGCGCGAATTACTGTTAACGTATCCCCAGATTTACCAACGCACTTAACAATTTCCGGTGCAGCAGAGCCTGTAGATAAAGTTAAATAGTAGTAGTCACCCGTGGAGATGTTCGGGAAGTTAGCTCCAGTACCTGCATTCAATAGAAGCGTAGTGTCAGTGGTGGATATACCCACCGCCAAAATTGCAGACGCGTTATTTTTGATAATTACTGGCATAGTCTACTACCCAAAAAATCTTACGAGGAAAGTTCTAGAGGAAGCAGTACCATTTCGCACTACTAATTGATTGGTTCCGGTATCTCGCCATATACGCAAGTCGCCGGAGCCGGGATCAGACGTTACTCCTATAGCCGTACTTGACCCTGCGCTAATCGTAGCAATTGCTGCGTTATCTACAGAAAGCAATGCATAGGTAGTTCGATTAGCGCCTGCAATAATTTCAGCTAGATAGTTAAGGTTATACCCATGTGTAGGTAATGTCTTTGTCGCGCCTGCCTCTATACTAAATGAATAAAGTTTTTGAGTGCCTGAACTAACGGATTGATCCAATGGTAAAGGCATTTGAGCTTCATCAGAAAGTTGAAACCCAGAAAACGTTTGCGAACTTCCTATGAACCTAGAATCTCCGGCGTCAAAGCCAAGGTTCTGTCGTCCATCAAGAACAGCTCTTGCACCTGATCCCGGCACATTCGCCCGCACAAGTGGAACTGACGCGCCAAGATTTACGCAATCATACGCAAAAACTTTAAATCGGTAAGGCGCAACTCCGCCGCCCTGCGTATTTAAATAAAATAAAGTATCAGTAATTTCTTCGCAACTTATTGAAGAAAGTTTAATTTTAGAAATATCAAATCCGTTTGTGCGACCCCAAATAAAATTCTCTATGCTTCCACGGACGCATACATCAGAAATACTAACAACATAATTAGCAAGAGTCGCGGATGAAGAATCGCAAAATGAAAGTCTAGGTAAAACGCCCCCATTGATGATATTAACACTTCCTCCCACCCAACGTGACGAGAATGGAGTAGCTGCTGGGCCACCACTAAAACGAACAAATGGTCCTGTAGTAGTACAAACAACACCATCGACAGTATACTGTCCACCGGTTAGAACGCCCGGCCCAGTCTGAAAATCATATGCGCTATTCTGAATGCCCCCGCTTGGGCCTTCATTACGCAGTGAGACAGGAGAATCAATCCTTGCGGAAGCTACCTGCATCTTAATGTCACGGCCCCAACAGCCTGTGCAATCACTACCACTAACTTCTAGGAATGATGGTCCAAGGCTGTTATCAATGTCAGGATTTGCGAAAACCCCGATGCCGTCCATGTCATATGGGTAAGCTGCATCTTCGCTATAAACTCGTTTGACAGTGGGGCGTACTATGTTTGTGTGCTTTGCATACGCTCCGGCATTAGCAGGTTCGTTAATAACCTGAATACCATTTACACCACGGACACCAATGATTCCAGCGCCTATCCGCATCATTACATTTTCAACTGAGCAGTCTATTAGTTTGACATACTTATACCCGCCGCGAACAGCCATAGCAGCGGCACCAAACCCAACGGCTACTTGCTGTTCAATATTTTTAACTCTGAGTTTCTCTACATACAACGTAGTTGTGTGTGATCCATTAGGTTGGTAGAACTGGAATCCGAGGTGGCACTTACCATTGCCGTCTATCTCTAGTCCGTCACCAACGAGTTTATGTTCAACACCAGCGGTTAACGTCAGTCTAAGTCCATAAGTAATATCTGCAGGAGGATCAAATAAAATAGTCGCACTTTGTCCAACCCAACGTAATTCTGGAACTGACGCAATAATGCTATCGGTTACACGGTATATGCCTTTGTCCCAAACAAGCCATTGGCCGGAGGCATTTGTAGCAGCAATAGCAGCGTTGATCGCTGCAGTATCATCAGTAACACCATCTCCAAGTGCGCCAAATTCTTTAACATTTGCGTTATTAAAGTTGCTGTACTGATCAATAGCATCAAGCACAGATTGCGCAGTAACGCGTAGCTCGACTAAGGCTCCGGCGGGAAAAGCAAGTGCGGCCGTATTCTCTTGTCCTCGAGTGACGGTAAGAGTATCAGTGCTACGCGCAGTGACTTTAATTACTTCAGGAACACCTGCTGTTGCCGTGATCGTGGCGTAGAAATACTCTGATGCAGCTAAGGCGGGGAAGTTTGCGCCTGTCCCTGTGGTAAGTAGAATCGAGGTATCGGTAGCGGAAATGGCTGACGCCAAGTATCCGTATGCGTTGTTCTTAAGTACTACGGGCATGATAACTCCTAAATACCAAACCGCTGCATACGCGCGGACATAACACCCCGCATATTCCCGAGATTAGCACGCGCTCTACGTTCTGCAATTTGGAACACATATTGTCTAGCATGGTAAGACGCAAGCTCGCGGTCAGACCAATTTGTATTGGGTAAAACCAAAAGATGCTGTAATGCCCCATGCATAATTACATCTTCCAACTCATTGAACGCGACTTCATCCATACCCGAAGAATTTCGTTTTGGCTTTAGCGCGTAAAACATCCGCATCGTGTAAACACGGTCTGCATCTGGAAGCGGTAAAACTACGTACTTATCCGGGGTTACTTGACAAATAGCTCGTGGTTCAGAGCCGTCTACTAATGCAGATTCTGGCAGCGGCCCCTGAGAGTTATTGTTGTACTGCGAACTGTTGTATTGGTTTGAGTTATATACATTCGATTGCGTCTGCAACCAAACGACATTGGGATCAACTCCGCTATACAAGTCTGCCCATTCTGGAAACTGATACAAAGCCTGTTCGAGTGTAAGCCTATCTAAGGGCCAATCGTTTACTATTGCATCGAATAAAGCATGTACGTCAGTATCTACCGGCTTGTTATAGGAATACTCGAATACTCCGGGGAGTAGGTTAAATACAGGCTGAACGTAACGCCATGCCAATGTACGCTCGCAAGTACGGATAGCCGAGTCCCGAATATACTGAATAATAGTAGGCTGCGGACATCCCGGTACGCTAGGTGCCAGTCGTGAAGCCAGAGTTGAGAATTCACGGTTAGCCATTAGACCACCTGCCTCGGATCCATCCCGCCTGATTCAGTATCAGTAAGCGCACGAGATTGCAAGCCTACACCTAAACTCTGCGTAAACGAATCAAAGAACAACTTAGCCCTTCCAGAGTTAATATGCTCGTTATCTACCGATTCTGCTAAGTAAACAACCCCATCCACTAAGGTAGAAAAGTACGCATCGGGGAGAACACTAATGGTGTTTGCCAAACCATAGTCGGCAGGAGTTTGAATGTACTCCCCGATAAGCACAGTATTTCCAACTGGTGGTGGATACAAGAAATATCTGTTTGGGTTCCTGACATGCCTTACATAGTTAACAGGAGTTCCGGATGCTTCGGCCACCCAGCCGGGTGTAGATTGGTCTAACGTATCCCTAGATACTTCCGTTATGGCGTTGCCATTTTTAACTCGGTAGATCTCTACTAGACGAACAGAATCTGATGGCAGGCTTTGCAAAACATCATTAGCAGTTGTAGTGATGTCGCCAATAAACGCAAACAAATCAGGACGCAACAAAGCCATGCGCTTAAGTATTTGATTTACAAATCCTAAAAGCACAATATCCGTATAACGGTATGGCGACACCTCGTCTTGGATTAGGCGTCTAGCTTCCGTGATTACGTCCTGCGGGGTCATTAGGGTAAGCGCCTCGATGCATCAGCCGCCAACTCTGGCGAAGTATAAAGAGGTTCTTCAGGAATATCATCTGTAGATAAGTTAAGCTCTCCTTTGCGCTTCCGTCCGCGTTTAACTTTTTCAACGACGGCAGGCTTGAGGAACTTTTCGGGAAAGGCTTCTTCTTCAGAAACCTCTTCACATGACGGGTTCTTATCCAGAATAGGGTCCCATTCGTAGATAAATCCGTCTTTCTTGTTGCGCAAATACCTAGGCATTCCGACCTTTCCTTTTTCCTGACGGGGATACCGGCCAAGACTGTCTTGCCGGACTAGTTTTCTTACTCGCCATCGATCGCTTTTCAGAGGCAGTCATTCTTTGTGCTGCTTTAGCAGGTCGACAAGCCGGGTAACTACGCTTAGACTTCTCAGAACCAGATCGCCCACACGGCTTGCCTGTCTTAATATCGACCCACTGCTCACCAAACCATTTGCCAAGGCCACCTTTAGCGGCCACGTTTCACCCGATTGTCTGCACCAGACCAAGTACCGCCGCGCTTTTTGTACTCTTTAGA